AGCTCTCTTAGATGGAGAGATGCTTTCATCCATGATGGTGTAGATCTACCAAATGACGGTAAGTTAAAACTAGGAGATAGTGATGATTTACAAATATACCATGATGGATCAAATTCATATATTAAACATACTACAGCTTCTTCAGATGTATATTTCCAAGCAACAAGAGATATATACTTACAACCTAAAGCAGCTGAAAATGGTATTGCTATCAAAGCTGACGGGGCCGTTGAACTTTATTATGATAATACCAAGAGGATTGAAACCACAAGTGGTGGAGTTACAGTAACAGGAAACTGTTCAGCAACAAGTAAGTTTAGAGGTAATGATGACGTTAAAGTTAGCTTAGGAGATGGTGAAGATCTGCAAATCTACC